ACATTGGCATGATTCTTCCGCAGTCCACGCTGCTTTCGAGCCAAGGCAATACGCTCACCGGCATCAGCAATATGACGGTCACTTCCAGTCTCGTCACCGGCCTGTCATCTGGCGGCCAGTGGATGATCGTGGATGTGTATTCCAACGTCGCACCTCCTGGCGTCAACGGCACCTCAACGACTGCCGAGGGCCTTCAGATCGTCGTGGTGCAGCCGAACAGTGCCATGCGCCGCACTCTGTACGGTGTCGGTGGCGGCTTGGGTGTTGCTTACTCAAGCTAATAGGTTTCTTGCGACCCTTCTGGGTCTTAACGCCGGTCGGCAGGAAGCCGACCATACCCAGGAGGTGAGGTTAGGGATAAGGATGTACGGCGATGCCCGTCGCACTTGGACAGATTCGTGACCTTCTGCTTCCTGGCCTCTGGGGTATCAGCGGCAAATACAACATGATCGAGCGTCAGTGGCCGAAGATCTTCCGGCAGACTGACTCCAACATGGCCCTGGAACGTCGCGCCGCGATGCGCTTCCTGGGCTTTGCTCAGCTCAAGACGGAAGGTGCCCCGACCGCATTCGACAACGGTGCCGGTCAGCGCTTCGTCTATAACGCCGAGCACTTCGAGATCGGCCTGGGTTATGCGATCACCCGCAAGGCCATTGACGACAACCTCTACAAATCAGAGTTCGGCCCGTCCAATGACGGACTCATGGAGTCCTTCAAGGAGACCGAAGAGATCTATGCCGCCAACATCTTCAACACCGGATCCACCTTCAATACTTCGGTGCAGGGTGACGGCGTGGCCTTGTTCAGCTCCTCGCATCCGACCGATGCCGGTCTGATCTCCAACCGGCCATCTCCAGATGTGGACCTGAACGAAACCTCTCTGCTCAACGCCTTGATCACCATTCGCACCACCTGGACCGACAACGCCGGTCTGAAGATCCATGCCAGGGGCCGCAAGGTCCTGATCCCACCGAACCTGGAGCCGATTGCGCTTCGGTTGTTCCGTTCCGAGCTTCGTCCGGGGACGACCACCAACGACGTGAATGCCATCCTGGGTATGAACGATTCCTTGAAGGAAGGGTTCATGGTGTTCGACTATCTGACCTCCGGGTTTGGCTGGTTCATCCTGACTAACCATGACGGCCTGATCTTCTTCAACCGCAAGCCGTTCGAGATGGATATGTCGGTCGAGTTCACCACCGACAACCTCCTGGTCAAGGGCTACCAGCGGTATGTGCCATCGTACTATGACTGGCGAGCCGTCTGGGGCACCTACCCGACAAGCTGAGGAAGTCATGATCTACAATACGTTTCCGTTCAGGGTCTACAGCGCGGTTCAAGGTGTAACCTTCAATTGCATCTTTGTGCCGTTCGGGACCCAGGCAATAGTGACTCCGCTCTGAGAAGGAACAGACCATGGCCCAATCCGTAACACTTGCGTCGTCAGCCGGGACGGCTGCGATAGTTCTGAACCCGGTGGCCAGGACAACCACGGTGATGTTGAGCCAGAGCGTGGCGACATCGACTGGAGTCATTCAGATCGACGTATCTCTTGACGATCCGTCGATTCCTGGCGGCCCCGCTACCACTTGGGCGTTGCTGAGTTCGGCAGCCGCGATGACTTCATCGACGGTCGGGTCTCTGATCTATACCGTCCTGACGCCGATTGCTCAGGTCAGGCTCAACTCGACGGCCAACAACACGGCCAACACCTTCACGCTCAAAGCCCTGCAATCAGTCTCGGCATAACAGGAGAGATTTATGGCCAATCGTCACAAGGCCCAGGCTTTTGCCAGGGGCGGCAAGCCAGCCCTCTCCTATGGCAACAAGGATGTTTCCGCCGCCGCCATGAAGGGCGGCACCAATCCCGGTATCACGCCGATCCAGAAGAAGGAGGGCGGCAAGGTCGAAGGCAAGGCCTCCGGTGGCCGGTTGGACAAGCGGGCCAGGGGCGGCAAGATCGGCAAGTTCGCCCGTGGTGGCTCGCCGTTCTCATCGGCCTCCAAAGTAAAGGGGTAGGTGGTCCCGACAGCTACGCATCCGGTGGCGGGACCGATCACTGGATGCAACATGCTGTGAAGCACAAGGGAGCCTTACGCCAAGCTGCTCATCGGGCCGGTGAAAGCACAAGCGAGTTTGCCGAGAAGCACAAGAATTCACCTGGGGTAACTGGCCGGAGGGCGAGACTGGCTCTGACCTTTGCGAAATTCCGCCACTGAGGTAGCAGATGCCCTACGCGACAGTCACTCTGACCTCAGCCTCGACCAACACCTCCCCGGTAGCCAACCTCAACTGGATTGGCGGCAAGCCCACAACGGCTACGGTCCTGGCGACTTCGGTGTCGAGTGGTGCATTCACTCTCCAGTATACGCTGGACGATTTACAGCGGGTTCCATCTACCTTAGTGGCTTGGTTTGGTGTCAGCAGCGCGATTGGGCAGATCGGCACGATCTTTAGCGCTTCCGGTGCTTATCCAGACGGGGTGACTTATACATTCCCCGGTCCGATTGCTGGGCTCAGGCTTTTCTCAAGCGCGGCGAATAATGTCAACAATGGCCCGATCTCCCTGAAGGTCCTACAGGGTGAGGGCTGGTGAGCCGATGTCGGTTATCTATAGTCCAACCATCATCGATGCGCGTCTACAAGGCGTTGTAACTGGGTTAGGGAATGCATCGCACTTACTTCTAAATGCAGGTGGAACCACGGTGTCTACGATTCAAATGGGCAATCCAGCCGGTACCGTCAGTGGCGGTGTCCTGACCTTTGGCGGAACACTGCTGGATACGTCCGCCGCTGGCACCGGCAATGTAGACAGCGCCGTCATCAACGATTCCCTGGGAAACTTGGCTATCTCCGGTCTAACGGTGGGGATACCGGGCGGCTCCCAGGACATAATCATTAGCAATGGGCTGAATTCCACGTTAATTACTGCGGGGCAAATCGTTGCATTGCTCTCAGCACAAATAACGGGATCCTGATTCATGCCCAAGCTCACCGAAACCACCAACGACCAGCTTCACAAGCGCGGCCCTGGACGGCCTCCGAAGGCCCAAGCCGAAGGCAACGGCAGCTTCCATCTGACTCCTCCACATGAGCCTCTCCCTGGAGAGTCGTTCGAGATTCCAACCGTGACCTATTCTCCACAGGTCAATTTTACTCAGATCAATACCGTACCAGTTTCATCCGAGGAACCGGCAGCCGCTCCAGCCCCGGCGCTGAAGATCGCCTTGATTGGCACCGCACCCTCCAGCCGGATGCTGGCCCCCTTCAATGATCCGACTTGGCAGATCTGGTCCTGTTCGCCTGGAAACATGGGCATCGTGCCGCGTTACGATGCATGGTTCGAGATCCATGGCAGCCTCTTATGGCCCGAGAACAAGCACTATGGCGAGCCCTACATCAAATTCCTCAGCGAGCAGAAGTGCCCGGTCTACATGCAGGACCAGCGCTATTGCAGGAATGCTTTGACCTACCCGATGCGGGAGATGGTCCAGGAGTTTGGACCGTATTTCTTCACCTCGTCGTTTTCCTGGATGATTGCCCTGGCGATCAGCAAGGGAGCCACCGAGATTGGCCTCTACGGCATCGATATGGCGAGCCGCGACGAGTACATCCTGCAACGCCCAGGCATCTATCATTTCTTTAATGAGGCCAAGAAACGTGGTATCAAGGTCTTCGCTCCTTATGAGAGCGACATCATGCAGCCTCCGGGTCTGTATGGATATTCTGAAGTGACGCCGTATGGCCGAAAGATGATCGCCAGAGCCATGGAGTTGAAAGCAAGACGCGACGAAATGGTGAAGCAGCGTGATGCTCTGATCCAGAACATCACCTACATCGACGGCGCTATCGAGGACAACGACTACAACCAATCGATCCACGGCGGGATTCAGAACAATACTCACCCGGACTTGATGCCGACAGAAGGCAGAACATAAGGAGACCGAGATGGCTAACTATGGCGTGACCAATTCTACCAATAACGGTGCCGCTCAGGTTGCCGTTGCGGCTACTGACATTACGCTGGTGGCGTTGTTTGCCAGCACTATTGCTCCGGCACCGACGATTCAGCTTCGCCGTGGCAAGATGTATGATCTTCTGGTTGGTGCCAACGGTACCCCGGCGGATAACTCTTTGTCCTGGATTATTCAGAGAGCGACCACTGGTTCGACTCTAACCGGAGCCGGAATGGCATCTAGCAATGCTCTTGGTCTCGATCAGGCTGATAGCACACCAGCGTCTTATGTCTGTGCTAACTCATCGGTAGAGACTGCTTATACCGTCGTGACAACCAACGTCCCTTGGTATGTGGCAGTTAACCAACGCGCTTCGTACCGTTGGGTAGCGGCTCCAGGCTCCGAGATTGTTTGGCCAGCCACTAGCTGTTCCGGGATTATTGCTCGTGTCAAATCGGTCCCATCCGGTTACACCGGAACCGCCACCGCATCGATCATGTGGTCGGAGTAACTAATGCGGAATCCAGGCGGATACGCCACGATAGTTTCCCCGGCGGGGTCTGTTGCTAACTTTGACAGATTCCGCTGCGAGACCATATCCGCCGGGACCTACGAGACCGATACCGCGACTTGCGGCCATTGTAACAGTGTCCGCCACATCAAGGCGATGCGGCCTATGGACGAGTTCGGCAGCTTCTGCCGAAACTGCATGAAGTACACCTGCCCAACCTGCGCTGATGGCCCCTGTATTCCGTTCGAGAAGAAGATCGAGGCCATGGAAAACAGAGACCGGATACGCCGATCCTATGGTCTCTAGATGGCCAGGACAGTCTTTGCCGAGAGTGTAACCCCGGCATTCTTCGTGCCGCCACCGGCTGTGGTAGTGCCAACTTATCAAGGCCCTGGCGACATTCTCCCAGGGGCTCTCGCGTGGTATGGACTGCGTGGCTACGCCGCCACTTATTCAGGTAAATGCATAGATATCTCAGATGCATCCGGTAGCAATTTTCAGACGATCAATATCGTAGCTAATCGCTTAGATGTAGCATCAGTTGCTTTTTGGTCCGGTATTTTTGGACAGCCATATATAAACGTCTGGTGGGACCAGACCGGCAATAATGTCCGTCTAGATCCCTTTACGCCATCAGGTTCTCATCGTCCTATGTTGGTCTTGAATGTTTTGAGCGGATACCCTGTCGCTCGGTTTTCATCCGCTAACAACACGGCACTGACCAAAACTACTTGCTTTACCCAAGCCCAGCCGGTCTTTTTTTA